CAAGAATCTGCTACTTCTGAATAAGTAACACCATTAGCAAACTTGACTGAAAAAACCACCGTGGCTCTACCATGATGATCTTCTCTTTGTACTGGAAATACTTGTGTTGGTCCACTAAATACTATGGTTCCAGGTACCAGTTCTGCTACTCGCCTCAAACCAGCGACCAGTGGATGACCGTCTACTAGTTCTGATTCGTGAAAAAGACTCATAGCATAATCATGCCACTCTGCACTTAGCATAGATGGTACGTTAGATTCTATAACGTCTTTTACTGATGTATCAGTATTACTAGGTGTAGACAATTCAACTCCTGCAAATAGATTTTCTGTCATTACGTCTGTAATTGTATTCATATTTCTATCTCAATATACCTTTCTGATTCTTTGGGAAACGACTTCTTTATTGTATCCAAGCAATTCAAAATGTCAACTCTCAATTTTTCTTTATCGGCCAAGCAGACAGAATCCGAGAGATTCTTTATTCTTACTATAACCATTCCCTTGCTTAAGATCAAGCCGGTTTTGTGGAAATCTGCTTTAATTTGTTTTTGTAGCTTTTCTTCTCCCCATATTGGAAGAAAGTGGGATGGACCGTCCACCTCTATTATAGTCTTGATGGTCGGTACGTACATGTCGATTTCTAGATTGTGGTTTTGAATTAGTTGCTTTTTATGGTACTCTACCTTGTATCCATGTTTCACAATTTCTTCATAGATAAATTTCTCTAGCTTCGACCCCTCTTTGCCAGCTAATTGAATACTTTTGATGGCAGACTCCAACATGCGTTCCTTTTCAGTTTCTGGTATATTTTTCCATCTCTCTTTTGCTTGTTCAATTTTAGCATTATAATCTTGTTCGCTCATTTCATCCCAATATTTTTTCAGACCAGAACTGATCTTTATTTTTTCTTCATGGGTTCTTTGCTTGCCGCTTGTTGGATGAATAGAAATGCCTTTTTCTATAGCATTCCTTTGAGCTTCACTTTTAGTTTTCAACTCTACTCCGCTTTTGATTAGAACTCTTCTAATCTTGTTGGGATATGTTTTCATAGCTTCCGCTATCTCATATGTACTCTTATTTTGTTGAGTATACATATGAACTATTTTAGATTCATCCATTTTGTTGACCTTTCAGTATGTCGATTATATTATCGAAATTTTTACTTATTCCAACCGGATACTGTCCAGTTATTCGTCTAATGTATACTGCATCTTCTTCGCTTCTGCATAGAATTTTAACTCCACGCGAAATCGCATATAATATGTCTAAAGCTTTGAGTTGGTTTTCCCATCCATAATAATAAAAAATATTGATCTTATTTACTATGTTTAGAGCATTAACCAAACTATTTATATTAGTAACTACTAAATATCCATCAAAATTCCATATATCAGTACTATTAAATAATCCAAAGTTAAATTTTACAGGATTATGACAAACGCCATCATAGAATAAACTAGCATCTATGATCTTTTTGGTTGCTAGGCCATTATTTAATTCTTGTGCTATACCTTCCATTTGCTCGGTATTGCTAAAGTCATTCACATAAACGCCTATATTCATTGATCCCAAGCTCCTATCATATTGGAGAAGTAATTATTGCCCATATAGTAATCTCGTTCAAATCCTGCCGACTGTAAGAATGAATTAAGTGTAGAACCTACATCAAGGTATGTGTTGTTGTGATTCGCTTCTGTTAACTGGTGGCATAATATATTACCAAATGGGCCACAACAAAACAAAAATATCCTATTTTCCCATACTTTTTCTCTAACAAGCCAAGTTAATTCTTTAACTAAGTCCCAATCCTCTCTCCATGCATTATTTTTAACTGGAACAACAAGTTCCGGTTTAAATGGTAAATTTTCTGTTTTAGCCTTTTCATTGCACACTATAATAACAGGTTTTGAATTATAAAGCGGAACAACGTGATCCAAATAATATCGATAATTAGAATTTACCCAAATATCAGCCCACGTTAAATGATCTTCGTCTTGCCCACTCAATCCTTTCATTTCTTTGTGTGTTTTTAGACCAAAAACATTAACACAAGTGACCCCAACAAAATACCTAGGATTTTTATACTGAAACGCACTGATGAGTGCTTGTCTTTTTAGTTGATCCTCCTGGTTGTTTGGATCAAACCAAAACTCTTTATTATTAAGTGGCTGGTTAGTCATCACAGCCCACTCTCCATCACAAAATTTAGAAAAGCTTATATTTTCTCCGCTCTCTAAAGATTGTTTGAGAATTTTGATGTCTTCTTTGAAGCTTTTATTTGGCGGAATCGTGAATTTCATTTTCTTTTTCTTCCTCTAGTTCTTCTGCAACAATCGGATACCCCATTTGTCGTACAAAATTCCAATATCTATTCATACCAATATTAGCGTTATAATCCATAGAGATAGCAACTGGTTCTTCACCATATTTTATTGCTGTGTCGGGCATCGATCCCCATAAATCCATATCATTTTTGGGATGAGGAGGAACATAAGTATTTAATCCAAAATGTTTTTTCACAGCATAAGATAGGTGTGTATCTTCTCCGTATCTCATTGGTGAAACTTCTGGCATTTCTGCCCAAAAGGCTCGTAGCCAAGTTTTTTCAAAAAACCAAGAGTGACATCCCATATCCACCCTCACGGTAGTTTCATTTGGATTGCACCAGCCAATCGCTGTATAGCTCTGTGGTGCTGGATAAGTTAGATCATGTTCGGCATTAGCCAATACCCCTCTGGTGCTGAGTACACCGCGATACTCCTCCATTGTTGTTAAACAGTTTTCAAACCATTTCTTGCCGGGAATGGTATCATCGTCCATTACACAAACATATTTTGTTCTAGCATTTAAAGCCATTGCAAATCGGCCCCAACTACCGTAATCGCTATTAGCGATAACAGAATGACACTCATTTATAATGTTTTGATCAAATTCTAGACTGAGACTATTTGTTAGGTTGATCCACAGCATGATTTCAAAATCTTGAACTGTTTGTTGTTTTAAAGCCGCATACTGCTCTTTAAGAGTGTGTGGTCTTTTGAATCCATTTAATACAACTGTAATACTCATTTTATACCTCCAATTAGTTGGTCAATTTTATTTAGGTGTTCACTTGAAGGTAGTTGAGAGAGCATAGATTTTACTCTGTGAAAACAAGTGTGCCTATCAAGCAATTTCTTTCGTAATTCTGTTTTGTCTGAATTTGGATCACATATATCCACATCTGTTCTAAATACCTTCTTGATTTTATCAGATACTATCTTTCTTGTTTCCGTATCGTCAATATCGTATCCTACCGATTTTCCATAATATATAGCATCATATAAACTCTGAGGAATAATAGGGCCAAAGCTTCTAAAAATCAACTTGCCATAGTTGTGATAGATATTAGAAAGCTGATTTACGGGCAGCATAATATCAACATCGTTTTCTAAGCTTCTATTATATGATATATTGTGGTGCGGGCAATCAAAATGTTTGATATGATCCTTAGACAGAACTATTTGACCAAC